CAGTTCTCCCCATCGTATCAGGCGGGAGTAGACCGACGACACGATACTGCAAATCGAGTTGACGTAGCTCGGCTTGCGGTCCTCGGCGAGCATTGCCTTCTGGAAGCGCGCGATGTCTACCGGCTGGACGGACGCCAGTGTTGGGCACCCTGTCACGCGCCAGAAGCACTCCCAGGCGCTTTTGTTGTGGTAAATGGTACGCTCAGAGGAAGATGTCTGGTGCTCCAGGTAGAAATCCCAAGCGTCATCGGGGGTGAAGTCCTTGACTGCCAAGTCGAGCGAGAACCGCGAGCGTAGCAGCTCTACCGCGAGGGCGTCGCGAATTTCCTTGGCCAGCTTCGGGTCGGAAGTCTGTGTCGAGCGCATGATCTGCTTGCCGTCAACCCCGCGCCATTTCATTGTCCAGAATTGACTACCCTTGCGCTTGAATAATGACACGCCGCGCTCTGCAATCTGCTTCTTTATCGCCATGAATCGTCCTCCGCTTAGTCGATTCATGGTAGCTTTGTGGTAGCAGGTCTGTCAATTCAAATCGTTAAGTGTTGCGCAGCAACGACTTACATTGGTAAACACGGGAAACCTATTGTTGACGCAGTATACTTTACCCTATGTAAACACTGGATTTACATTTCAAATCGTACCTGATTTGAGTGCCATTTGGTAGCATATTGGTATCAGTCGTTCGCCTTCATCTCCCTGATGATTGCCCTCGGAGTGGTCGCTTTTAGCTTCTCCTCGGGCGTACCGTAGGTCATGATCCAAATGTCCTTAAATCGCCTAAGTGCGTCCTCTATGCCGTATGTCTGTGTCAGCAGCTTTTCCTCTCTAAGCACAGGCGCCAGCTTGCGCCACACGGTTATTTTGTTAGCATCCTTCCCGGCAGACTCTACAGCATCCCGCAAGACGCTTCCTAGACGCTCTGAGCGTGCAGCCTCGTCAGCCATCAGAGTAGACTTCTCCCTACGCAAACGCTGCTCCACACCCTTGTCAGAAGCTCTGACATACCGACGCATGATCGGCCCAATGACCGGGACGCGCCCAATCTCATTGATCATGTCATCCTTCGTTTCGTCGCTAGAGAAGTTTATGACTGTACTGAAATACTTGCGAGCCTCGTACTCCACTGCCTGCTTTACAGCCTCTGGCACTTCCCCGCGCATTGCTGGTGCGACCACGCCTGCGGCCATCGCTCCACGATCAATGGCGGGCATGCCTCGGTAGGTATCATAGGGGCTCACGCCACTCGCAAGCAGCATCAAGTCCAGCATCATTGCTGGTAGTGGTGCCAGGCTATCAGGCTTTGCAGGTGCTTGGTTAATGGCGGTCCTGCCGATCTCGTCAATGTCGATTCGCTCGCCAAGAAGCGGGCGCGTGGTAGCCCATGCCAGCCCGCCAAAGAAGATGCCAGTGTGGTCAGAAGGTAGCGGGATGTAGGTTGGGGTGCCATCCTTAGTGAAACCGAGCGGGATGACAGTGTAATTCATCAGGTCGCTGTCAGGGACGGTGTTGTAGAAGCGCTTCAACCAGTCCTCTTCCTCATCCAGCCCGAGCAAGTATCCAAGCATGCCCAACTGTAACCCGCGCATTAGCAGCTTGGGTGCAATGTCCACTGCGGCAACCTTGAACATGTAGGCTAGCTTCTGCTCCTTGGCCGCCTTGTAGGTAGACCGCAAACCTTGAATATTGATGTTAGAAAACAGGAACAGCCCGTTCATTGGCCTGCGCCAACGTCCACCGGCCAGCGCATCAGGTGTGCCAGCCATAGTGCGCACGCGCTCCGACACCCTCATGACGCCCTCGCGCTCAATGTAGCCCTCATTGATCATGCGGTAAGCGTTCGCCGCCTTGCTCCACCGCTCGAAAAACAGGTTCCACGTCTCGACGCCATCCTTTGCTTTCGTCAGCACGCGCAACAGTACATTCTTGTTGATGTTCTTCTCCCCTGCTAGTCCATGAATGTGGGCCATGCGCTCGACTTCCGTTTCGTAGTCGGCCTGATTGGCTGCGTCATAGGCAAGGTTGGGGATGAGCATGTTGTTCTTGTAGGCAAACTTGGTGAGCATAGTGGACTCACCTTTCACCGCGTCGATGTAGGCATCCTGCCACGTCCTGCGCAGGCTGTTGATGACCGGGATTGGGTTTACCCCTGGCGTGTTCTTGTAACCGGTCGCTACATCCTTCATGAAGGCAACCGGCCCAAAGCCGGGATTCCACGTCGTAAGCGACCTCCTGAACCACCCTGACACCCACATGTTTTGGACGATCTTGGTAAAGTTGTTCATCTCGACAAGGTTCGTCTCGTATGCCAGCGCGATGGCGCGGTCGATGATTACTGCTTGTAACTTCCCGTCGAGTGAGTACTTCATGAGTTGCTTTGTTGGGTCAGTTGGCTCCTTGTAGACAATCTCCCCGCCACTCCTGCGCGACATCGGCGCGTCCTCTACTTCACCCAATTCCTTGCCCACATCAATGACAGTCATCTTTGCCTTGTTCTTCACCGCTTGCCGAATCAAGGCCATGTCCTTGAGCATAGTGGCGGTAAAAACGTTCTCGACCTCCTCGAACGTGCCGGTCTGCTGAAAGATTCTGCTGTTATCGGCATTGGACTTTGTGGAGTAGAATTCCTCGATGTACTTGATCACATTGAACGTGGCGTAGTTCTCATTGTCCTCGATCATCTTCAACAGTTCAGGTGACAACAATCGCGAACCGCGCAACTCGGGGAAGATGTACTCCTTGCGCAGATCGTAATACTCGTCTGCTGCCTTCTTGAGTGCTGCCATAGCCTCGGGACCATACTTTGCCTCCATATCCTTCATGCCCGTCTCTGCTTCTGGCTCAGTGACGCCCAACGGGTTGAAGAAGTACTTGCGCTCGGTTGACGTGCGCCGGAAGAACATGTACAAGCCCAACTGATTCCCGTCCATTCCAAATTTTTTAAGGGGGTTCAGGACCATCTTGTGAATATCACGCTGAAACTGATGCTGTGTCGAGTTGATGTGCTTCATGTCGCGCAGCCACAAGTATGGGTCGAGTATTTCACTACCAGTACGATAGACAGCAGCCTGCTCGTCGATGAGTGTGATCTTCATGTCGCGCCAGAATTTCTGTACCTGTTCCCATAGGGGTGGGTTCTCGCGCTTGTTTTTGGCTTTGCGCTTTGCATCGCCAAGACGCTGCATCTCTTCGACACGATCCACCACAGACTCGCTGTATTTTCCGTCGTGCAGTTCGGTCTGAATCTGCTCGTAGAGCGCCTTTACCTCGGGGTTGCGTTCGAGGTAGGCGAAGAATCCACGCGAGAATTCGGGTGCCTTCATCTTGAACGCCTGCGGATTATTCAGCAGGACAGACATCGCCTCGGCGTAGAGTTCTTTTGCAGAGTAGCGATACTGCGTGTACTTCTCGTTATCGTTGGCGTCGAAGGGATTCCACCAATGCGTGAGCGCCTTGAGTTCGTCGCGCACGCCGGGGTAACTGACATCCCATGCGTCCATCAGCTTGGACTTGATTTTGTTCTCCAGCAAGAGGCCGCGATTCTCCGCTTCCTCGATGAGACGGTAGCGATAGTACGCAGAGGTGTAGAATCCCTTGCGGTCGTCGCCCTTCTCGAAGGGGCCATAGTCACGGGCGGCGTCGATGGCTGCTTCCTTGCGCCACTTCGCCCGCTCTTCTTTGGTGAACGGCTGCTCCAGCGATTCAGGCTCGGGCGCCATTGATGTCTTGAAGTGCCGTTGCAACTTTGCAATCCTGCCCAGCACGTTGCCGCGCGACATGGTTTCGTCTGGCAGGTAATCAATGAGATGCCCTAGCTCGTGCGCCATAACGCGGCCAGCATAGTCTGGGTCGCGCAGGTAGGCGTTCATGACGTGTATGGTGCGATTGCCGGAGCGTTCGCGGTCAGTCGTGACAACCACCTGCTCAGGGTCAACGCCAAGCTCCTCGGCGACTGCATCGAGGAAGTCCGACTTCTCCTGCTCGTCGAACGGGGACTTGCTCGTCTGTTCTGCAACGCGCTCGCCGATGGCTAGATCTGCGCGAAGGCGAATCGTAGTGTCACCGACGCCGTGCATGAACACGCCCAGGCGCTCAGGCTTGCGTGGGAATCTCTTGACGACTTCGGGGTTCCTGCCGAGCAGCTTCTGAATCATACGGACCATGGCTGTCTGTGGGACGCGGTATGGGGTATCTCCCTCGTCATCCGTGACTTGCTCGCGCGTTGGGCCGGAAGCGGGGTACTCGCTCCTATTGGCGTCAACCTTACCTGCGGCGCCGAAGGGGTTGATGGCTGCGCCACTGTTGCCGAGACGGCGGTATTCGATGGCGAACCGCTTGGCGTAGGCGCGCGCGTGCTCGCCGATGTCGCGGACTACTTTCGCGATGAAGTCTGTGGCGTTCTTTGCCGATTCATAGATGACTCGCAGGTGCGGCTTGGCGCGGTCGTAGGCGTCCTTGGAGAGCTTGGATCCCGCAGTGATGATTGCGCGCAATGCCTCCACGGGGTCAATGCTTGTTTCGGCTTTTTGTGGCCCTTGCCCCTTTTGGCGCCGAATGTCCGCGACCTGCTCCTCGATAGTTACAGGGCTACCATCGTTCATGGTTTGGACTGAGTTTGCCGGGAATCCAGATTCTACTCTCAGCTTTGAAGATTCGCTCTTCGCCCTTGCTCCGAGAGGGGCGAGAGGGGCGATCCCTTCTATCGGTTTGCCTGTCAGCCTTTGATGGACAGCGCTTGCTGCTTCCGGGGAAACAACAGTCACCGATCCGTCTTGTGGAACAACGATCTTGATCGGGCGTTCCGGTGTCGCCTCTTCTGCGTGCTCACGCAACTGCTGCGCCACGTACTGTTCTTGGCTTGGCTTAAACCCGGTGGCCTCTTTGACCTTCTTCTTGTCTGCTGCGACAAAAGCCTCTTCTTCTGGCGTTGCGGTGACTACGACAGGTCGTGGCTTGCGGGACTCGCGAGCCTTTTGCAACGCTATATCAGCCCTCATTAGTTCGGCTCGCGCATCATCAACAGCTTTCTCAGCCTTGGCACGCGCTGCCTTGGACTTGCTGCGATAACGATTCGACTCGGCTTCTTTGACTTTTTGGCGCGCTTTGGTGCCCAGATCGAATAGGCGAGACACTTCCTCTTCTGTGGCAATGGGAGACTCAATCGCCTGTTCTGCTGGCTGTTGCATCTCTGTACCAGCCTGCTTCGCTACAGGGGTTGGTGAGGCGTCTTTCTCAGCAGGGAAGGTCTGTGTCACTTCTCGCTTCGTTACGCCAGCAGACTCTTTGGGGTCCGTGACCTGATCCACAACCGCTACCTTCATCCCATTATCGGTGGCAAACTTAACGTAATCCTCCAGCTTGCGCACAGGAAAGCCTGCCATGAGTGCTTCGCCGCGACGAGTCAAAGGGAGTCCCATGACATCTGCTGCTGTCTGAGCGTCCTCATAAAACAACTCATAAAAGTCGCCCATACGAAACATCAAAAGCGCGTCGCTTGCCTGCTCTTTCGCTTCGATGAATTGGCGAATAACCGGGGATGCTTTGGACTTGTCAATGTCGCGCCATGACGGAGTTGCCTCCTTGCCTGCGAAACTTTTCGGCTTGCCCTTGGCCTGCTGCTCGACCGGAATCGGAGATACCTCGGGCTTTCGATCTACCTTCGGGGCAAACCTTTTTCCCGAGAGCTGCTTGACTTGTCCCTTCAACTCCATGAGCGTTAGCGTAGTCAGGGCGTCTCGAACTGAGATCTTGTTAGCAAGAGCTACCTCATCAACAAAAGACCCCTCACTGGACAGCGACTTTAGAACACGAGCTTCTTTGTCGGTGACACTTTCAGATTCAGGCGCCCCCTCCGCCGCCTTCATCGCCTTCGTCGCCGCCGCCTTGGTCTTGTGCCCGAGTGAGAGCGTCTCGCCGTCGCGCTGAACCATCCACGTGCCGTCGTTGTCCTTGACGGTGGTCAGGGTGGGAGTAGTGACGGGCTGCTCGGTAGGTTTCGCATCCTTCCCCACCAGCCTGTCGAACGCCTTGTTCTGCCCCTCGGAGACCACAGGCTCGGCCTTGCCCTCGATGGCGGCGAGGTTCTGCGCGGCGGTCTGGAGCGTCTGGGTGCGGGATAAAGGTTGAGTGCTATTCTCAAGCCTTGCAGCTTGGTCTCTCATATCATGGATGCTTTGAGATAATGTGTCGCCTTTGTAGGCTATCCACTCCCCACCAGATTCTTTCTGATATATAGTGAATCGATCTACAGGGGTCCCATCTTTGCGCCTAGCAACGTACTCTTTTGAACGCACCCCCATAGATGGTTTGTCTTTGCCTTTAACGCCGCTCTTATCAGATACAGTGTCTAATGAGACTGGTACTCCTTTGTAAGACAATCCTCGCCTATCCTGTCCAGTCTGCTCGGAGGGTTGCGCGGCGGTCTGTAGCGCGGACTGGCGGGCGTCGGAGGCTTCCCTAAAGAACGCCATGTCCGAGACCTTGACGTATCCATCAGGCAGCTTCATGCCGAACTTCTCAAGATCGCGAACAGGTATATTCGCTCTTGCCTCTATGGCAGAAGTCAGTTTGGCAAACTCTCTTGCAGCCAAAGCTCCTTGCGACATTCCATCCCGTAGTGCCCCATTATAGGCTTGATCTTTTGGTGAAAGACCGCTTGGTAAATCCGGGAATGGTCCATCCGGTTTGCTTACACCAGACTCAAAACCTTTCTGAAACGCATTTCGCAAGACGTTTGTTTTGAAGCTGATTCTCGGTTTCCCAGTACCTTTTTGTGGAGCACCGGTCAGGAAAGCTATTGCGTTGCCAATGTGCTCAGGAGTCATTTGTGACTGCGCTGCTGTTGGTGAATCCTTCTCCCCGTACTTCGCCGCGAGGTCGGGGTAGTCGGCGAGGACGGCGGGCGGGACGGGCTGGCCGTCGCGGAGGGCTTGATTAACAAGTTCACGATGATATGGTTTGGCTATTTTTGCGTTGGCTCTTGCGGCAAACCCTCCTGACGCAGGAATGGCCGCAGACTGCTTAACAAACTCCTCCCTCGTCATCTCCCACGGCTGCTTCTGCGGAGCGGGTTCACTTCCCTCCGTGAGCCTGTCGAACGCCTTGTCCGGCTTGGCCTGCGCCGTGCCCGCGTCGATGTCCGCCATCTGCTTGCCAATGGTGTTCAGCAGGCCAGGGGTCTTGGATGGGGGCTGTGGTTGTTCAGCCGGGAACATCTCATTGAACGCATCCGAGATTTTCTGATTCCCCCCCATTTCCACGGCACGCCTGATAAGGTCTGGTGAAACTCCTTCCCTCTTTAGTGCGCGTAGCCACATTTCTGCGGCTGCATTTCGACCGTCACGGGCTTTCGTCACAAGATATTGAAGCATCTTCTTCGGTGTTACGTCACGAAAACCCTTTTCGCGTTGCCTCGCATCAAGCCCCTTAACTAGCAGCCGGTTCTTGGTTTCGCGGGTTGTGCCAAAGAAGGTGGGGAACACCTTGCGATCGGCCACGAGGTTTTTGTCCTTTTCAACGGACTCTAGCAGCGCAGTCAGTTTCGGTGCTATTTGGCGCGCCTTCTCAGGATTCGTGATACGGTCAACGTTGAATTCAGCGATGATCTCATCGGCGGAAAGCAGGTAATTAAAGAAGCGCACATCAGCATTTTTTGTTGAACTGACAGTCTCGCGCAAACCGGGATAAAGGGACTGCTCAATAGCCTGCAATTCCGCAAGCACAACGGGGTCGCTGTTGACCTTATCCCCAAGCAGCGAGTGTGAAGCATGACCTAGTTCATGCGCGAGCACGCGCCCCCGATCTACACCCTTCACGCTACTACTGATCGCCACCCCGCCGTGAAAGTGTGCGCCAAGCCACGATGGAGACCACAGCGACTTCACGTTGGATATGGACGCACCGTAGGCATTCGATACCCGCTCGTTCATATCCTCGGGCAAATCTATTTCCTGCCTCTGATAGCCGATAGCCTCAAATCTCTTTTTCGACCGATCTTTGTCGAGAATGTTCCCTTCTTCTTTCCCTCCAGAAACCGAGTTGAACCCACCTTTCTTTACCACCAAGTCTGGTACGCTGCGAGCGTTCTGCAAGCTGGGCTGCGACGGTGGAGAGAATTCAACCTGCTTCTCAAGAGTCTCGTTGAACTTGTCCGTTTGTTCGATTACGGGCAAGGAATCTGCTTTGTTGCCCTGCGGTTTAGGAAGGACACCGGGCGTGGGGGCGGGCAACTGTCCAGCATTGCTGGACAGTTCAGGTGCGGCAGTCTTGGAGGGGGGGGATGGTTGTTCATCTCGGTTGAGTTCAAAGACACGACGCGCTCTGGTGGCCCTATCTCTTGCTTGGTTAGCCTTTTCGCGAAGGGTTTCAAGAATCGACTGATACTTCGGGTGATCTTGTTCAACCCCAGGCACCTGCCGTTCGGCACTTGCGGCATCTGCTTCAATTTGCTCCACCAACACTGTAGCTACATCTTCGCGTCCCATATCCAACGCTGTTTTTATTCCAAGGAATCCTGCTGTCTCCCCACCGTCAACACTGGTCCCCCCGGAAATTCCAACCAGACCTAACAATATTTCTAAGGGTGACGCTTCACTTCCAAGAATTTCACCTCTACCAAAACGCTCATCTTGAATTGCCTCCTTCTCATCAAGAATCGCATCACGACGCTGTTTCAGCGTGGGTGCCCCCTGCGGTTCAGGAAGGGCACCGGGCGTGGGGGTAGTGAAGGGTGAAGAACCTTCGGGCGAACGAAGATCTGGGTAAAGTACATCGACCGAATCACCGGGTTCCCTTGTTCCATACGAGAAACCGTCCACCCGAGAAGTGTCGAACTCAGAATCCATCCGTTGTCGCGCTACCGTGCTCGCGTCCATCGCTTCTTGGTGCGTATAGAACGGGCCAGCAACAGGGCGCATGGCATTATCAGGGTTAGCCGAACGGGCGAACACATAGATGTCCTTGCCCCGCGCTTCTGCTGGGGTATTAACTCTGCCCTGCTTCCTGTTTGCGATCTTTTCGATACGCGCCTTTGCTGCACGGGCCTTCTCGTTTAGCGGCTCCCAATAAGTCTTGTTTTGAGCATTCGAGTAGGCATTGCTACCATAAATGACATTACCTTCGGGGTCAGACCAAGCAGCTTCCCCTGTATTGAATCTTGCTTTACGAATCCTATCCCTTGTGGCGTACAGGTCATCCGTAGACATGCGCGAGTATCTGGCAATCGCGTTGTCTCGATACTGCTGCGGAGTGTCAGCGATCATCTCCAGAACAACGTCTGGCACATCTTTGCGGCCAACGACATTGCCATCGCGAAGGAACTCGATCCTTAGACCGCTCTCGCTCGAATCTGCTTCCCATATCCTGAACGACTCATTTGCTGTTGCCTGAGAATTGGACGGCGTAGCTTCCTGCCCAGTAGTCAAGTCATCCTTGACAACTGCCTGCTCGGGCTGCGGTGCTGGCATCTTCCAACTGTCTTGTGCAGCCTTTAAGGATTCATTGCCATCCTGAAATTCTTTAGTCTGAGCAAGGCGATCCATTGCCCCCTTGTCGGGAGTGCGATAGCCTTGGTCGGCCATTTCTCTTAGCGCATCTTCCGCTGAGTTATAGGTCTGGTGTCCAGACAACCCACGCCTGTCGAAAATCTGCAATCGGAATTGTCCAGGTTTCCCACTCATTTCAGGGACCAATACCGCCCACCGTGTACCATCACTGTTGGACGCCTCGACGCCCACATGCTTGCCACCATTTGATTCCAGCAGGCGCTCTTGAGTGAGGGCTTTCCGCTTGCTGTAGAGCTTCGACGCACCAACCAGGTCTTGTTGATTAAGTGCTGACTCGATTGCGCGATTTAGTTCTTTATCTTCGGCGTCGAAATCTCTTGCAGTAGGCTCAACCGGCTGCGGCCTGCGCATCATCTGCTGTCCCGGCTGCGCTTGCCCGGTAAACGTCTTGATCGGAATTGGATCACGTTTGGTACCCGATTCCGGCGCGGGTTGGATCGCTTCTGGCTGGGTTTCCCGCTTCGCCATCTCGCGCTCAATCGCCGTGCGCACGGGCTTCGTCATGCCACCCTGCTCCAGCATCGACTGCAACTGCTCGGTGGGCATGTCGGCGTAGACTAGCTTGACCTTGCCCTTGGGCTGCTCAGGCTGGACCGGCTGCTGCTCTGGCGCAACTACCTCGGGGTTGGCCTCGGCTACCACGGGCTGCTCCTGCATCGGCGAGGCAATCGGCTGCTCGGCGGCGGGGACAGGGCTCACACCTGCCACCGTGCTCCAACTCGGCGCGTCCTGCATCTCGCGACCAGCTTCGCGAATTCCCTGCGCGGCTGCATCGCCGAAGTCCGATACAACAGAGTCGCGCACGCCTCGGCCAATATCCGGCGCTCGCGATGCACCAATGCTCAGGCTGGTTTCCAGCGCCAGGTTAAGCCACTGCTTCACGTAGTCGCCGGTCGTCATCTTCTCGCCGACGTTGCTCATCTGCGCGTCAGCAGTCTGCAAGGCCCACGTGATCGTCTCTTCGGGCAGTTCCTCGCCATACGCGAGCAAGGTGCGCTTCAACGCGGGCGCTAGGCTCGTCTTTACCGTCTTCACTGCTTCTGGCGAGATAGCCGTGAAGGGGAGTTTCTCAAGGCCGGGGAGTCCTGCTGCTTGGAAAGCACCCATGACGGCGCCCTCATAGAGCGACTGACGGCGGGCGTAGTTCACCAGTTCCTCGCCCTGCAATCCAGATGCCTGACCTTGACGCAAGCCGTCGTCGTAGGTCGTCGTCATCATTTGCGCCATGATGGCCGGGAAACCGCCAACGGCGCCAGAGACGCCCGACTGGATGAGGGTAGACGCGGCATTCTGTGCGGCGGGGCGCAATACCTGCCCGATAGGTCCAAGGTTCTGCTTGTCTGTCTCGGTGGATACTTCGGAGAGTAGCGACTTGTCGGCTGCAATCTGGTCGGCAGTCTTGCGGTCGCTCATGGCCGTGGCCAGTGTCGTCCCGAAAGCCATGCCAGCATCGAGGGCACCACCAGCGACAACGCGCTTGGCTGCATTCCCTTCGGTGGCTGCGCTTGTCACCGCCTGATTGAATCCTCGCTCCAGTCCACTCGGGGGAGTCGTGGGGTTCATCGTGTCGAGCGTTACTTGCGCTGCATCTCCCAGCACGTTGAACGGCGGGATTTGCGTGATGCCCTTCGTCATCGTCTGCACTGCTGCGACAGGGAATGCTGCCGCCTCACTCATCGCATTGCCAAGTTCGGCGGGCGTAGCGAGACGTTCTTGCGCTTTGGCGTCCCCGATGGCCGCGAACATGCCGCGCTCCTGCGGGGCGAACGCTGCGGGGTTGGGCGCCTGGTCGAGCGTGATGGGCTTCTGTTGCCCGATGCCCATGTATTCCTTGACGCGCTGCTTGTACTGGACTGTCTCGTTGGGCAGGGGCTTGCCTGCATCCACGTTGCCCATGCCGAAGTTGTAATACTCCAGCGCCTTGTCAATGTCGTTACCAGAGCGCTCCAAGAGGCTCTTGATGTAGCGCACGCCGCCGTCGATGTTCTGGTCAGCATCGAAGGGGTTTACGCCGAGTTCCTTCGCCGTGGCCGGCATAAGCTGCATGACACCGACAGCGCCTGCCGGGGAGACGGCCTGCGGGTTATTGTTGGACTCAGCGCGCGCCATGGCCATCGCCAGCGAGGGGTTGACGTTGTGGCGCTTCGCGGCCTCGTAGACCTTCAAAGGCACTTCGCCATGCTGCTGCGCGAACTGGGCGCGCGTCATGCGCACGGGCTGCTGTGTCGGCGCTGCTGGAGCGGCTGTGGGCGCTGGGGGCTCTTGCCCGAATTGCTGACGGTACTGCTCGCGCGTCATGCGGATAGGCTCTGCCATCAGTCAATGATCTCCACTAATTGCCCGTTCGGTGCTTTGATGATGTTCGATGTGGTGGCGGCGCCGGGGGGAGTGCCCAGCGGTGCGTTCATGTTTGCGGTGCCAGACTGGACGGTGCGAAGGCGTTCCATGGCGCGCTGAACGACGGCGGGAAACTCTGCGGGATCCATCATTCCACCGAGTTCCTGATTGACGACGTTGTTGATCTCGCGGTTCAAGTCGGCAGGCTTGATGCCGGAATTCTCGATCTCCTTTGTGGAGAAACCGGGAGGCAGGGTGAAGGGCACCAACTGATTGTTCTCGACGTAGTGCGGGCGCCCTTGCTCGTCGGTGATGACCTGACGGCGCTGCGAGTTCTGCGCAGGCTTGGGAAGCTCCATCGTCTCTACCTGTCTCGTGCTGGGGTTGATGACGTTCTGCACGTAGCGCCCATCGGCTGTCTGGTACGGGCTGCCCACCTGCTGCCAGTTCACCTTGTCACCGTCACCCTGAATGATGGTCTGCGGCTGGCCAAGCATCTTGCCGGTGGGGTCCACCTGCACCTGCATGATGGAACCGTCTGGCCCGGTGATCTTTTCCCACGTGTTAGAACCGGCCTTTGAGACGCTGATGACTGGCTCGCCCGTGTTCGGGTCTGGGCGTGTCCAGATCCAGTCGCCGGTTTTCGGGTCTTGCTTGACGGTCCCTTCGAGCTTGTTCTGCTTGTCCTTCGCGTCCTGCCGTGCGTTCTCCGCTTCCTGCTGCTGTACCTGAAACTGCTGCTGCTGCCCTTGCTGTGACATGGCGAATTCTCGTGCCGCCTGAGTTTCCTTCGCGCGCGCTGCACGCTCCACCTGCGCCTGATACGCCTGCTGGTTCACCTCGTTGGTGCGCTGCACGCGGTCCAGTAGCGCTGTCGTCTGGTCGGGCGCGAGGCCAATGACGCTGGAACCGCTCACACTCGCGGGCGTCGGCGCAGTCGGCTGACTCGTGACGTGCTCGGCAAGCCCCATGATGGCCGTGATCGGGTTCGTGGCGAAGTTCTTGCGGTACTGACGGCGCTGGAAATCGTCGTGAATATCCTGCTCCGTCACCCCGTCATCGTAGGTGGCTGTCTCGCCGAGCGAACGGAAATTGACAGTGATGGCCATATCACCCCCTTATTGGTAGTCGAACGTGCCCGCGCCGGTCGGGAGTAGCTTGCCCATACCGCCACCACCTGCAACAGACTGTACGCCCGAGCCGATTGCGAGCCCCATCAGCGCTTTCTGCAATCGCGACTTGAGCATGTCACCACGTTGCGGCATGCCTTCGTAGCCCTGCCCGCGCATCACCTTCTTCATGTCACGAGGAAGTGCTGCGGCCTGCTCTGGCGTGAGCGAACCGCCCTCGCTCATGTACTTGTAGAGAAGTTGCTTGTCTGTATCCGAGAGCTTCTTCGCCTCTTCGGGCGTCATCGTGGAGAAATTCTTCGAGCGTAGTGCGTTGCGCTGGCCGTCTGCGCCCGGTGCGCCCATGGTCTGCCCTGGGCGCTTTGGAGACGACACGTCACCCGTGTAGGCGTCTTTGCCACCCGTGACAAATCCGCCCGCCGCGCCGATGAGCGGGGCGTACTTCATCAGGTCCGCCATGCCGTTACCGCCAGCCATGAGAGACTGCGCGTCGGCTACTGCCGGGGCTGCAACACTGGACGCCATGGGAGACGGTACGTTGGCCGTGGCCTGCGTCGAGAGGTCGCCGATGGTGAACGGTGCGCCGTCTGCGGGCGAGGGGCCAGACGCCATGGGAGAGATGGTGGGTTTCGCATTGGGGGCTGTCGGATTGATTGGCAACTGATTGGGTACTGTGCCTTGTGCGGGGTTAAAACCTTCCACGCCGTCTGCCTTCGCCTGCCCCATGTACCCAGATACACCAGCAGTAGCCACCGCGCCGGGATCCACGCCGCCGCCGTCCACTGCGCCACCTGCCGCCGTGCCTGCCATGCCGCCAAGCGAAGCACCCACAGGCCCGCCGAACATGCCGCCAACCACCGTGCCAGCCATCGGGAGAATCTTGCTGGCAAGGCCGTTCTTTTTCTTGGCGTCCTTCTCGGCTTTCTTCTGCGCCTCTGCCTGTGTGGCAGACTGGCCAGAGCCGATCAGCGACTGCATGTAGGCGTTCATGCCAGGATTGAATGCCGTGCCTTGTTGCCCTTGCTGGGCGAGCAACGTTGAAAGCTGCGCCAGTTTGAGTACATCAGCCATGTTAAGTCTCCTTTACAGCAGCAGTGCGCCGCCGATTGCTTGAAGTGCGCCAAGTCCGATGCCAGCCTCGGCGCTACCCATGGCCATGCCGCCCTGAATGCCTGCTGAGGCTGAACCTGTGATGAGCGACATCAGGCGTTCACCCTTGGTCTGCGAGCGATTTACCACCTGCGCGCCGTAGAGTGCGCCGATGCTGGAGAAGCCATACTCTTGCAGGATGTTCATGTCCCACGTGATGTGCTTGATGAGGTACTCCAGATCCTTTTCCTTCTGGTCCTGCTTCGCTGTGACGTGGATCTTGGCGCGGTCGAGAGACATCGCAACGAATGCGCGGTTGGCGTCCAGCTTCGCGCCGGATGCCTGCACTGCCGCCTGAACAAGCTGGGCCTGCGCAGTAAGTTGCTCGTTGCGCCACTGGAATCGGAGCTTGGCGTCATACTCGCGGTCGGCCAGAAGGCGCGCGCGCCCGAGCAATGCCAGCTTGCCGATGGTCTGCGTCGAGAGGATTGCGCCCGCCGTCCACAGCCCCGTCAGCGTGTCCGTGACTGCCTTCTGGTATTCGATCTTGGTGCGCTCCTGATAGGCCGTGACGGCTGCGGAGATGTTCTCTTCGGGAATGAGTGAGTCGATGTTGGCACGCGCCTGGGTGACAGCCTCGCGCACAACCTCGGCCGCGTCGTAGTTGCGAACGGCGTCTTGAAATTCCTGAATGGCGACGGTGACATCGGCGAGCAGCGTGTCGGGGTCGTAGGCCGTCATGTTCTCGTAGGGCGAACCACCAACCTCGGAGCCTGCCGCATACAGCAGGTCCATCATGTTGAAGTTGCCCGACACAAGATCACCCGTGCCGCTTTCGTCGTTGCCAAAGAAGTTGTCCACATTGGACCACGTGGTAACAGATGCTGGGTCGATGTTAAACGCAAGCGACGCCCAAGCATTCATCACGTGAACTTCGTATCCGCTAGGCGGGGTTCCCGCTGCCTGAGATGCCCATTCTTTGAGTCCACCCATGATTACAACTCCACTGTGTAGCGGAACGTGCAGGACGCTCCAAGCATTTTGGCGATGGCGTTGATGGCCTTGTTGTCGGGAGTTGAGTCGAACTGGAGATGCGTGCAGCCAAGCGACTTCGCGTGAGGAATCAGGTATCCCTGCGCTGCCTTTGCCCACGCTTCCGGTGTGACATTGTTCGCCATCAGGAGCGCGTTGATGTAAAAGAGCTTTTCCGCGCCAGCCGTGGTCAACTGTGCAGTAGCCACCCCGGCTTTCTGTCCGTTCGGTGCAAGCAACCAGTAGGCACGGAGCGCGCCAGTCTTTAGCGCTGTTGCTAGATGCGAAAGCACGGTGCCGCTAATCTGCGAATCGGGGATGACTTGGGAGAGCATGGACAGCAGGATGCGCTGCGTTACCTCGCGGCCACACTCCTCGGGGGTAATGAGTCGAACGTCGAGATGCTCAAGCCCCTTCTGCGGGGGCTGTTGCCCCTCGACGATAGGCTCGGTGCTCGGCGTTGTATCGGACGAAAACTCCTTGGAGAGAGTAGCCTGTTCCAACATTTCCCGTCCCCTTGATGGTTGGCCGGAAGTCGTTCGAGCTTCGCTTGGGGAAAGCAACGCCATCCGAGTTAATGGATTCCGCCGCTGGGAATAACGAGTAAGCCTCGGTGGCGCCATCACGGGCGTACATCTCGACTTGCACGTCATCCAATGACTCATAACTGACCTCGACGACTGTAGTGGCTTTGGTGCCTCGATGGTTCATATCGTTCTGGTGAAGCTGGAATTCGACGTTTACTTCGTCTTGACTGTCAAGCCCAATCCCAGTTCCTCGCAGGACACCATTATACCGGAAAACTCCTGTTGGGCATACAGTCATCGGACCACCAAGTCGATTCTGTTGCGTCAAGACAAAACATGTATCTGCGTCGGAGATCCAGTAGTCGCCAACTTCGGGGTCGTGACTGATGACCGGCGAGGAAAGACCGCTCAGTTTGTGGCGCCATCCGAGCGGGTCGCCGATGCCTTGCCCCAGCACCCAGCGATACAGGTCGCCAGTTTTCGATAGCCATACCGTGTCGCGTTCAACGCCACATGCGGCACCCCGGCTGGCGACTTGCGTCTCGCGAACGAGACTTCCGACATAGCCTGGGCCACCTTGCTCGGGAGTGAACTCGTAGAGTGCGCGGTCGCCGAACGCGAGGATGCGATTGCCCTGAGAGACTATGACCTGTGGCGTACCACCACGGCGCATGCTGGCAAAGCCGATAGCGCCTGCCTCCACCAACCCGCGAAGAACGCCTTCCACCTTGTCGAATGCAGTGTTGCCATAGCAGCCGAGGGCCGTGAGCAGAAGCTGATACGGGGCCGAAACGTCGCCACCGATAGGCTCGCCATACACGATCCAGCGGTCGCTCCACGTCTGCAAGTCGTGCGTGAAATGCTTCTTGCGCGCGCGGAAGGTGTTGAACAGCGACTGGAATCGCGTACCACTGAACCATGAACCACCAAGCCCGCCAAGCACGAGGCGGTCGTAGTGCATGCCGATGGTCTTGCACGTGATGGGCGTCATGATCTGCGTGTTCTTCGTGCCGTTGGTGTTGCGCGGGAGATTGCCCACGAGGTTAAGGCCATCGCAGGCGAACCACACGTCTTCTGCCGATGCTACCTGCCAGTAGTCGCCACCAGAGGCGAGCGATGTCGCCGTCGCGTTGTCGGCGCTGTCGTACAGCGTCAGGGCCGTCTTGGCGTTGTTGGCGGGGTTTACCGTGCTGATGCCGCTGCTTTCGAGTAGCAACATGGTCTGGTCGCCATAGAACAGGCGCGTGCGCGGCCATGTGGCCGTGACAGAGACTCCCTCAGTGATGTGCTCAGGGTTGGTTGCACAGCCTGCCAGTGCGCGAGGTACGAGATTCGCCATGGTCTGCGCAAACGGTGCGCCTGCGGGCACGTGCTCATGCGGCACAATCCCGTTCGTCAGCGCTTCCTGAATCTCGAAGGCGTACTCACGCATCGATCCACATCCTCATCGAAGGCGCTGCACCCTCTTCGCTGATAACTGCCTCCAGTCCGTCGCAGTCCACTTTGGTCCTGTCTGCCGCCGTGAACTTGTGCGCATGCTCAATGCCCGTGGTGGATACCTCGGCGCGCCCGCGAACGTCGAACAGCTTCGCGTAGCTGGTAAACGTAGTGAAGTCATTGTGCTTGTGCAGCTTCGCCACCGGGGTCGCCTTCCAGCGATCAGCAGCACTCGATGCCGTGTCGGTGGTCTTCATGTTCCACCACAGCACTTCAAATGCCTCGCGGCGTCCGCTGCTGATGGGGTGCGTCTGCATCTCCACATCGTCGGCGCCGGAAGATATGCTGGATCCCACCATGCCGTTGTACCCTGGCGTGCGAATCACACTGACCGGGAAAAGCCCGTTCGGGTTGGACAGTCCCGTGCGCGAGAGCATGAATGCCTCGTCGGAGTCGCAAACCCAGAAGTAGCGCTCGGTGGGGTCGAACGTCATGCGGGCCGCAGTGAGCGTCAATGTGCTCAAGTACTCCGCGTAGCCCAGCCGGTACAGTCCGCCGCCCATGGGCTTTGCCTCGGGGAAGCTGGCGCCGCGCTCGCCAAGGAAATACATCTCGTTGTGCTTCGAGACGAATACCTGCTCCTTGTTGTCGCCAGCGTAGCACCCGTTGAACGGAATGCCCGTGGCCAGCAGGCGCTGCTCAATCGGGCCTGCTTCCGTCGCGGAGACGACGGAGACGCCCTCAGTGCCGTAGACCACAAGGTCGTTGCCGAACTGACGGGCAGAAAGCCCTGCGCCCGTGTGACGCAAGGGAAGGAAGTCCACCAGCCCCTGCTCAATCCACTTGAGGATGATGGGCTCGTACTTCTCGTAGTAGAACGTCTCGCTTGGGTAGCCGAGCAGCGCCATCATGCCGGAAGCGGGCACGTCGCTTTCGCCTAGCACCGGGGGACCAATGATGAGCCAGGTCGTGTCGAAGTTGTCGTCCTCGGAGGTGACGACGTTGACCTTCTGCTTCTTCTTCCACTTGTTGACCGCCGCAGTAAAGCTGTCGCTCTGCGTGCCTGTTCCAGACGCGCCGATAAGCACGAGGCGATTGTTCCAGTTGGCCACGCCGTTGCAGACGGTCGTCGTGCTGCCCAGGGTGCGGTTATCGGTGGAGCCGGGAATCCGCCACATGAACGACGTGCCGTTCGTGGCAAACCAAATGTCGAGGAAGCTGGCGAACTGCCACGCCCCGCTGCCGGTCGCTGCGAATACGGGCACGGCGGTCACGGTGTCCAGCGTGCAGGTCAGGGACGATGCAGCCGTGAAAACAAGCCCGTCCGAGTGCGAGTCGGCCAGCACAAGGCGCGTGTAGGTGCCGTTGGTGCTTACTGCGCTGCCCCCCTGCGATGCCGTGGTGTTCGTGCCAACAGTCAGCGTGCCGCTGCCAGAGTAGCTCGCCACGGTGAATGTCACGAGGTATGTCACCCCGCTTGTCCACTGCGTTGTCATGCTGGCCTTGGGCTGCTTTGCCGTTGCCGATGCTGCGGTGAATGCGATGGCGTTCGAGGAGTAGGCAATGCCCGAGCCCAACGTCCAACCCGTAGCATTGCCGGTAAACGTGCCATTGGAGAGCACGTTGCCCTCTGGACCGTAGGCAGTGATGGCCGTGGTCGTCAGGGCCGAAGGGTCGATCGTGTAGAGCGTGTTGTTGATTGCCGCCATCGCAGTGCGGTCGTCAGAGTAAAGCTCCGCGTGCGGGAAGCTCGCGTGTTGCGCTTGGAAGCCTGCGGGCCAGTTGAATGTCGGGAGCTGCTTGGCACGCCGCTCGGTGGCCATCAGGTTGCGCATCTTCTGCATGTAGGGGGCATCCACAGGCAGGTCGGAGTAGGGGCGCAATCCGTTGATGAGATGCTGGTCAAGGGTGATCGTTTGCATGGGTCTACTCCGTTGCTGCACCCGGCGCGGCTGCACGAATCCAGTGCGCCATGGCCGGGTTGTTCATGGGTTCAGTGAGGACGCGAATGTCTTCGAGGGTGACTGCCTCGCGGTCGTTCGCGCGCAATGCAATCTCTGCTTCGAGGTAGGGAATGCCGAAATCAACGCCACCCTCGCCGTCCAGTTCATACCAGTCGGTTTGCGTGAAGTCGTCCTGCGGGCGCAGGCGATACTTGATGCTTGCCTCCCAGCCGTTAGTCGAGGAATTCATTCCCACCACGAGTATTCTGGAAAGTGTCTCGACACTGCCGGATGGGCCGCGAAACTTTTCTGTCACGTAGGACGCTGCATCATCGAGATAGAACACAGCGCCATAAAGCTCGCCGGGGCCAAGTCCTGCGACTCTGGACGGCATCCACGGCGCCCGCGTCAGCCCGTTCTTGTTGAGCAGGAACGCATCTCCGCTGCCATCCCCGATGTAGAACTCATCGTGGTAGGGCTCGTGAATTACCATGAGCGTCGCGAGGTCAAGCGATGAGATGGGCGCCTTGTAGCCCAGTCGCTCGGCGCGATAGGTGTTGTCAATCTGCCAAAGCTCTCCGCTGGCTGAGACAAGGATGTGTCGGCGCTCGTCGCCAGCAACGCACGTGCGCGTTGAGCCGATCGGAAGGCTCATCTGCTGCGGCATGTTTACCGGCGTCACGACGGCATAGGTGTCGGCGTAAGGGTCAAGCACACTCGAACCGCCATCGCCATAGATCGCCACCCCGTTGCCGAGGGGGATAGCGTTGGTGATAGCGCCGCGCCAGGGGAGCGGGCGAAGGCCGGACTGGTTCATCTGCTCCAGTTCCAGCACGAACGGGTCGGTGGCGCTGTAGCCCGTGTCGCTCGCGCTCAGGGACTGGTGAATCAGGATGTCCTGCCAGAACAGGTGCAGCATGTCTGGGGCGAAGTAGCTCGACCACCACACCCAGTTGCTGTCCGCGCCTGCCGAGTCGAGCAGTTGCGCCTGCTCTGGCCGGTCGGAAGCGTACGTTTCCCAGAACGTTGCCCAGTCCACCATGGAAGCGAAGTTCGAGGGTTCAAACCCGCCAAGGATGACGCGCCCTTCTTTGTGCGCGCAGCCCGTGAATACACTCACGGAATCCTGCACAAAAACGTGCTCGCTCCACTTCGTCTTGAAGACCACGCACTGCACATTGAATAGCATCCAGCAGTCGTAGAGATCGACGAAGTGCCAGTCGTAGCCAGAAGTAATCGCCTTGGATGTCGTGCCGGTCGTGTCAGTCGCGTCTTTGGTATTGATGAGCGTATAGGTGCTTGTGCTCAAGTCGAGGCTATAGATAGCGTCGGCGAAGCACATCAGCGTCACTGCCTTGCCGTAGAATATCTGCGGAAAAGGCCACGCCTTTGACTCGCCAAGCTCAGTGAGCTTGGCGGTGTCAGGGATGTCATAAAGGGCATGGAAGGGCTTCATGCCGTACTCAGTAGCACGGTGCCCCTTCGCGTCGATGAAGACCTGCGCATTGCGTCCAGTGAACGCCTCGCGCCTAATCCCCGTCTGGCAAGCTGTGCTGAACGTCAATAAGCTCAATGTCGCCTCCCAGCTGCTCTTTGAGTGCCGCAACCTCTTCGCGCAAAACCTCGACCTCGCGCTTCTCCTGTTCCTTGCGGCGTTGTGCGCGCCGAAGGTGGCGCTCGCGCAATTCCTCTTTCGAGATGCGCGCTATCGGTTTGGGGACGCTGCCGTGCATCTTCATAGTCCGAGCCTCAAGTCTTGGTTGGAGCCAAAGCCTTCTTCCCAGTGCAGGTCAGATTGGATTTGCCGCACCTGCATCATGAGACGGGTGTATTCCTGATTCTCGCCCTCCTGATTGCGGTGCAATCGCCCTTCGAGGGAAAGCCGGAAGGCGTCTACGACACACTCCTCTTCCTTCTCCATCCACCACGAGTACTCAGAAGGAAGTGTGATTCTGGCCGGGTAATACCCGCCGTAGATGCGCACCGTGTACTCTTGGTCCGCCATAGGGCCGATGATGATGTCGTTGGCGTACCCGGTGTCCTGCGCCACTTCCTCTTCGGTAACAAGCACAATGGAGTTGATGGTCGCTGTGCTCGTGCCCGCACTCGTGTAGAGCAAAACGATCGTATCCCATGATCCGCCCGTTCCTGCGTCAAACGTATGCGATCCAGCGGTGCTCAGTGACTCCTGATGCGTAACGGTGTACGCCTGCTCCTCCTCATTGAACAGCGCAAACACGACGCGGACATTGCCGTCTGGGACCGTCGCGATATTGATGGTGACTTCCTGCGTCTCGGCATAGATCTGCGGGAGTCGTTGATAGATGGCGGGAGAGGGGGATCCGCTGTCCACGAGCGACAGAACGCCGCTGGCGACAGAATAGCTGCCACCGCTGTCTACTCCTTGCGTCCAGCCGGTCAAGCCACTGGCGAAAGACCCGTTGATGATGCCCGGTGTGGTTCCGCCATGTGCGCTGATATTGCGAGCCCAGTAAAGTGGGCGTTCAGTTTGAATCGTTGGGCCTGCGTAGCACAGCTTCCGCAGAGCGTGGTAGTCAAGGCGTTCGAGGTAAGTTTCACCCTCGGCAGTATCTTCGATGGAAATGTTGTTGATGAAACGAAGGTTCGGAGCGACAAAGCCCCGCGCGCTGGATGCCAGCGTCGTCTTGTAGATCTGGTCCTTGCCCTGCGACGGTGTGTAGCGAGACAAGAACTTGATGGCCGCATTCAGGTGCCAGTAAGCGTCGCGAGAAAGATCTGTGCCTGCCTCGTTGAGCAGGTTCTTCTTTCCCGTGCTGGCTCTGACTTGGGTAGTGATGTCGAGTGCTGTTGCCATGATGCCCCCTCGTATTGGGGGGAGCGACCGCAGCCGCTCCCCCCAATCGGGTTAGGTTAGGACTTGTCTTCGCCGAGGTTGCGAATCCAGAACATCGAGTCGAGATGGTGGAACTCGTAAGTCTCGATCACGCGATGTCCGCCCTTGATCGAGGTCTTGAAGTTGTCGCCATCGCGCTGCGCGGGCATCGTGCTCCACGGAATGTTCGTCAGACCGCCACCTTTGAACGGGCAGACCTTGATGAACTTCGTCGGGAAGAGCGGCGTGGCTTGGGCGAGAATCGGGTTCGTGTTGAACTCGGCTTCCACCATGAGTTCGATCTTCGGGCCGACACCCAAAAGGTAGTCAACCTCCATGCCGAACTCGTTCGTCTCCTTGGAGATGGTGTAGTGCCCGCTGTTCAGCACGCAGTTGGCCAGCACGTTCTTCTTGGTCTGGCTCATCAGCATGGTGAGCGTTTCCGTGGGGTCGATGTACTTCGACGCATTGATGGCAATCTCGCGCAGGAAGGGGATGGTGCCGCTCGACACGCGATCGGTGGACGCCGAGTAGGTCGTGTCTGTCTTCCAGTTCACGAAGTTGCCAGACTCGTACTGGCCCAGGAACCAGTACAGTCCGCCCGCGTAGAAGCGTCCGCTGCCCGCGTTGAGGCGCTGGCCGAGAAGCAGGGTGCGGAAGCGCTTCTGCATCAGGCGCACCAGCGACTCGCGGGCGCGGTCGGCCTTGAGGTTCTCGTTGAGTTCGCTCTTCAAATTCAACTCGCGCTCGGAGATTTCGTGAGCCTCGCTCATCTCCTGCACGTAGTTGGTGTAGGGCGTCTCGTGCTCGGAGACGGCATCTCCAAGCTCGTAGATCTCGCGTTCCGCGCGCTGCGTCACGCACCAGGTCAGCGAGGCGCTGGCCAAGATGCTGCCGGAATCTGCGGTAAGCAGCGTCACCGAAACGTAGGTGTTGCTGTCACCACCGAATACCGGGGCGCCGGTCACGCGCGCAAAGACCTCGGTGCCCGTAACGGCGTCGAAGATCGCGACGGCATCGTTCTGCTGAATGTTGCGGAAGGCAGGGATGGACGCCGTGGCGCACTTGAGGATGAGTACGGTGCCTACGACGCCACCGGAAGTGTAGGCGGTGCCGCCGACTTCCGTGAGGATGTCGCCGACCGTGCCGGTCAGGCCGTTGTACGCAGCCTGATACCAGATGCGCTCATTGGCATCCACCGTCGCCTTCGTGGCCTTGGCAATCTTGTCCATGCGCCACAAGGTCGGGTGCGACTTCGAGAACGGGGTGTAACGAGTCACATTGGGATTGCGGGACGGCTGATGGATTCCGTCGATGCGGTCGGTGCTTACAAGCGCACCAGAGGTGGTGATAAGTGACGGGGGCATGTTTGCCCTCCTTTCTTCAAGCCCTGAAAAACAGAAACGGCCCGCTCGCTAGGAGCAGGCCGCGACGGTTTCCCGTGGGGGCTATATGTGGTTGTTTCCTTAGTTGACTTGGACGACGAAAGACTGGAGCGTGGTCTTGTTGGCCGCGTTCCCGAAGGCTGCTTTCACAACCAGATCCATTGCCGCTGCACTCGCAAGGGAACCAATTGCGCCGTGATAGACATCGCCGGTAAACGCGGCGGCGCCGATCTGGCCCGACATGGTTCCAAAGGTGTACGCGGTGCCGGTCGAGGCATGCACCGTGCGAATGACCGCAGTCACATCGAACGCGATGTGATCGTTCAAGATCGCGTCAGCAACGGCGGTGGTATCCAGAATGGTCTGGCCTCCGAGCGTGACGGTGATCTGGAGCGTGTCATTGGTGCTGGTGGCGCTGCCCAGTGTGGTGACGCTGACGAGTCCGCTTGCGCGAACCACATCGCCAGCAGCCAGCACAGGCAACGTCTTGGTGCCGTTGGAGAATGCGGTCAGCGACGTGGCGGCGTTCTCGGTTGATGCAGCCGTGTTCGAGTGAACCATGCGGCTGATAAAGCCGCCATCCACCTTCTTGTTTGCATCGACGATGACGGGCTTCGACGCCGTGATGGTGCCTGCCGTTGCCGGGGCTCCACCGCCCAGGGCTGTGTTAAGCTCGTCGTTCGTGTAGTCGGAGCTACCGATCTTCAAGCCGTTAAGCAGTCCAGGCTTCGGCGCCGCGTCAGTGCCTGCCGCCTCGATTCCGATCGCATCCACCAAGTCTTCGGTGTTGCTGATCTTGTGTGCCATGGGTACAGACATGATGTTCTCTCCTTACGCGGTAAGGTCGCTGGAGATCACCGACCAGCACTGGCCATTGCACAGGACCGCAGCGTTGTCGCCAACGTCCTTGAACACCAATGCGATGTCCTGACCGGAGTGAATCGCGTCGTCCTTGTCCTGCACGGTGAACTGCGCGCTGCTGCCGCCATCGACGGTGCAGACGAACATGTACGGCAGGCCGATAATGGCTTCCGCCACCGGGGGCAGGGTCAGGGTGAGCGTTTCGCCAGCGGCCATGGACAGGTGATACAGCAGCTTGCCACGGTCAGCATGGGCGATCGTGGTGCTGGTGCTGACCACCTGTGGGGTGTAGTCAACGGTTTCAAGCGTGCGATTTTTCGCGTCGCGGTATTCGGACATGGAACTGTCCTCCTTCTTTTAGTCGTCGAGGTTGTAGCCGATGGCTGCCAAGCTCGAAGCGTTGTTGGTTCGTTGTGCTGGGGCACGCCGCGCTTGCGGGGTGGTCCCCAATGCCGTCGATCCTGCATTTCGTGTCGTGAGGTTGTGTCGCTGGCCACCATGCTTGGCGATTTCCTTCGCCTTCGCAATGACTTGGCTGAGACGTTTCTCCGTTGCACGCAGGAGTTGCACGCTCGTCTGCTTGGGGTTTTGTGCCCACACAGCATCGAACGTGCGCGAGACGATCTCCTCGCCTTTCGGCCCGCTAAGTTCTGGGTAGCGCTCGTAGAAGTTGTTGGTCGCAACCGCCAACGGCAAGCGCCCCTCCAGCATGCGAGCCACGAGGTTCACAGTCTCAATCTTAGAGTTGTGCTGGATCACCTGAGCTTGGCGCTCAAGCAGGCCAACAAGGGTTTCTCCGTTCCCTTCCGTAAGGATGTCGTCGAGTTCGTCATCCGTGTAGGTGAATTGCTTGGGAGTGAATGCGTCCTCGATGCTCGTTACGGCATTGTCCGCCACGGCGGGCGCCGCCTCTTCCTCGGGGTTCGTCACCTTCTCCCAATCGACCAGGCTCTCGGCGAGTTCCAGGCGCTGTCGAAGCTCCTCGACCATCTCCGGCGTGTACTGGCCGTCTTCAAGTGCTTCTAGCGCATCAGGGTCAACCTGCGACTCTTCCGGCTCATCGAACGAGTCAATGTCACCAGAAGTTTCCAGAGATGCCGCGTAGTCATCAGGGTCAACAGCCTGCGGCTCGCTATTTTCCGGTTGCGTCTGTGGCATGTCTGCCATAGAACTTCTCCTTGATGTAGTTCAGCAGCTCTTCGCGCTGCTCTTGTGGGGGGGTTGCTTTATCACTAACCAGCGCACGCGCCGGGAAATCGGCAATCAGCGTCAGTACTTCGAGTTTCGCCTTGATGCGCATGACTTCCAGTGGGTCGTTTGTCTGGAACAGTTGCGACGAATACCTGTCCAAGAGTTCCAGTACGCCCATGATTTGCTGGAGGTAGAATGGGTTGTGGATGTAGGCCAGAAGCTCTTCATCCGTGCCCGCAACGACTCCCGGCTGGATGCCGCCAAGCAGGATGTGCAGGCGCAGCGGGTTCACTGGCGTTGTCGAGTCTTTGGGCTTTGGTGTCGGTTTCATGCTGGCACTCCCTGTGGGGCTTGCTGCATGCCAGCAGCCTGCGCATTCGGGCCTTGGAGTCCCATGGGCGCCAGTTGGCCAGACTGCGCCATGGCGGCGACAGATGCGTCATCGGCAAAGCGAATGCGGTAGTTGCTCAGTTCTCCCAGCCCGATTTCTTTCCAGAACTTGTCGAGCACTGCGTCGAGGTTGTAGCGGGAGAGGAACATCGGCATCACCCCCTCCTGCGCCATGACGGTCTTGGCGAACTCCACTAGCGCAGCCGTATTCATGCCGCCGTCTGCGCCGGTCATCACTGGCTGCACGTCGAGGTTGGGGTCGATGTCCCAAGCCGTGACGGAGAGCGTTTCTTCGTGCGGAAGCAGGCCGAATTGCTCGCGGATAAGCATCTCTTGCTCACCCATGATGTCGATCATCACTTCGCCCTGCATGAACTGGGTCGTGTTGCAGAGCATCTGGTAGCCCTGGCGCTGGAACGACTGCTCGTCGATGCGCATGGCGGTCAAGGCAAGGATGCCCGCAGGGGTTTCCTGCAACGCCTGAATGCCGGTGGCTGTCACGCGCTCAGGGAGGCTTTGCGCGTCCTGCACGCCGTCGTTCTCGCGCGTCATGGCAATCATCTGCGCCACGTCGTTCCACATGTTTGCGCTGGAATCGGGCGTCGGGATGGCCATGTAGGCATCTTTGATGCTGCGGTCGAGCGGGCGGTCCTTCTGGAGCGGGATGATGAAAGGTCCGCCAGCAGAGGACATTTCGCGGAAGCGGCGCAGGTCTACGATGTCGGGGTCGATAAGGTGCTTCCCGTTCTTCTCCGTCCACAGGTGCTGCATCCGGCTCTTGATGATGTAGTTGATGGTCTGATGGGGTCCAAGCAGGCGCGAGGCGTGAGAGACAGGCGCAGTCTGGTGTCCACGGGCATTCGGTGCGGTGCAAACCACAGGGAATTCCCCGTGGCGGTGCCGCAATTGGTGCGCCATCAGAATCACTTGGTCTGCGCCGAGGGCGAACATCCAAAGCTGCGATGTCTTGCCGTCACTCAGTCCAAAGTCACGAGGAATGAGGCGTACAATCATATACATCACGTGGACTTCGGTGCTGTCGCCCTGATGATTCATGGCCTTGTCGGGATCGACGCCTGCACGCTCTTCGCGGTCGCTCTGGCTGCGCCAGAACCGGCTCAGTCCGCCCTCTTCCTTAACGTAGGCATGAAGGGCTTGGCAGTTGAACAGGTTTTCTTCGGGGTCTGCCTCGGAGTTCAGAAGGATCTGGCTGTCGGTGGTCGTCATCCAGCCAAAGAAGCCCGACTCATGGAATTGGTCAGGCGCCTTGCTCTGGTCTAGCAGCACTTGGTAGTTGTCAAGAGGGATCCATTCGGTGCCCTCGCAGATGACTTCCGTTTCGTCGCTCATGTGGCGAACAAGATCGCCAGCCTTGTAGCCGTCCTCGCCATACTGGCTCAGGACGACTTCCATGATTTTGTCTACCTGGGTGATGGTGTAGGCTGGAGCGGTTTTCTTGCTCCACTTACCCCACATGTAGGCGCGGCCATGGTCGTGCGCCTGCCCCCAGTGAATGTCGTTGGCACGGCGTTCCTTGAACCGCATGCTCTGGTAGCCGTTGACCAAGGCTGCAACCTCGGCTGCTGCCGCGCGCTTGCGCCCCCCCGGTCCCTTGTAGCGGTGCAGGAGTTCCTTCGTGTTGAAGGTGCGGTGCATGGCCGTCAGAAAGCGATTGTTGCCAGCAGCAGCCATCGGGAACACGATGGTCATTGGTCGGCGTGGGTCTTTGGCAAGCATTTGCTTGTCGAACCAGTCGGTTTCCATGTAGCCATCGATTTGCCGGTCCACGTTGCGCAGTTCTGGCACGATCTCTTCGTTGGCCGCATACCCGCGTTCGGCGCACTTCTCCAGCATGCGCAACAGGTCGTCATGCGTCTTGGATCCCACACGGAGATCGACACCCTTCGGGTAGTTGCCGCTGGCCTTGTCGCGCATCTTGCGCACCAGCTCTTGAGATAGCTTCTTGTCGGAGATCATGTCATGCACCAATCAAGGCTGGAGAGGTAGCTTTCCAGCTCCTTGTCGGCGTGCAAGTCTTCATCCGTGTCGAAGGAGAGAATCTTCTTCGGGTCGGGGTGAAGGAGGACTCCAAGCTCTTTCATCACGGCAAGCGAATGGCCAGCCGTGTCGGGAGCGTCCCAAAACTTGCAGGACGGAAAAGATTTCAGGGCGCGCTCAAGCGGCCCGTTCTTCATGCTTTCGTCGTGCTCGATCAGCCCATCCTCGTAATAGGGGATGAGCATCGCCGCGCGCTGTTCCTTGATGCCCTCGTCGCCGTCGTACTCGGTGCGGTTGGACTTCAACCAGATCCAGCGAATCTGACCACCAAGCCCGCGTGCCTTTGCCGCCTGCTCGAAGGTGTACTGGAGCAGCTTGCTGCCGCCCGTGATTTCCACGGCAATCGTGCGCGTCTTGAGCGCCAGCGCCATGTCGAACAGGCTGCGGAACATCTCCTCGGGGTACATCTTCTTGACCACGTTGTCGCGGAAACGAATCTTGCGCTCGTAGGGATTCACTGAGCACCCCAGAATCGACGTGCAGGCGCTCTGCTTGCCCTTCGTGCAGGCAGGGTCAACGACGATGAAGCGCTTTGCTTCCTCGCCCCACTTCTTTTCTTCGCGACGGTCGTTGTAGTGCTTGAACCAGTCGGGGCTGAAACCTCGCGTCTCGGAGGAACGTGGCTTGCACAGGTATTCGCGAGCAAACAGGTCCATGCGCGAGCGGAAACGTGCCGCCAGCGCGCGCACCGCTTTGTCAGTCACGGTGCTTTCGAGGCTCTTGTAACAACCTGGCGACGTTTCTACCGCAATGGGGTAGATGCGACTGTGCCACTCAGGGTCAGCGAGCGCATTCATCATCAGGGCGTCGATGTGCTTGCAGGTGTCGGAGAGGATCACGCGCCACGGTGCAGTCCAGACGCCCGTGTCGGGGGCATCCCAGCGATGGTCTTTCGCGGTTGGCTGCTCGTCGTTATCCACCGTCTGCAAGAGTTCGGCGTAGAACCATTCCTCGTAGCGCGCGCGAACAGTCTCATTCTCGATGTTGGCGCGAGGCTGGGAGTCGTCCGCCCAAATTAGCGAGACACGGTGCATGCCGTTGTCGAGCGGCGCCAGAGAGCCGTTGCAGGTCTGCAAGGCGCCCTTGGGGGAGACGCAAGCGAACGGGACATTGGTGCCAGGGTCAACGAGGAACCACGTGTCTTTGCTGAACGCAGGCGAACGCCCCTGATACCGCTCTGGGTTAAGGTTGCCGTACACCGATCCGATCTGCGGCGACAACAACATGCCCTTCAATGCTTCCGTTCGCTGGGCCGCGATGTCATAGATCGCGCTGTGATACAGCACAAACTTCTGCAAACGGTTGGCGAGGCACCGCGTCAGGTAGCCAAGTCCGATGGTCGTCTTGGCAAAGCGACGGCGGGCAAGCACTGCAAGGAAGGGGATGGTGTCGTCGTCGATGAGTTTCAGGTACTCGTACTGCTGCGCCGTGTAAGGTTTCTTGTACACGTCAGGGAAGAACGTCTTGTTGAAGAATTCGGTGCCGGTGGACTCTAATTCTCCCCGCGCGCCTGTGGGCTCAATGCTGCGCACAACCGTCTCCTGAATAATGGAGTCGTTCGTGTATTCGAGGCCGTACTGGCGGGATACTTGCTCGTAATCCCACGCATGCACTCGGGCATCTCGTTTTGCTCGCGGCATTCATTCTCCAAACAAAAACGGCGCACCATCTCCGAAGAGTGGTACGCCGCGAGGTTTCCCTGGGGGCTGTCTGTCGGTCGTCTAAGCCGTCTTTATCCCGAACCGTTTCTCGATGGCGCCTGATACCATCAGTATCGCCCGTCGAATGGTAAGCCAGAATTCACGATCGTCCATCAGTTCATGCCGCCTCGGACGGTAAGGCTTCCCGTGCCGGAACCCACCGCCGCGCGGAACTGAATCGCGTCGATCGGGCCGGTGCGAAGGATAAGCACGCTCGATGTTTGCGCTGCCAGCGTGTCTGCCGCAACCGTGCAGGTCAACATCACGCTGTCTTCGGTGGAGAAGTCGTCCACGAGCTTGATGAAATCGCTTGCCGCGTGGGGCTTTACCCAGACCTCGAAGTTCGTCAGCGCCTTGCTGGCGTGCGTGTTCTTGACCTCAATCGTGCAGATCTCGATGCCCTTGTTGGTGCGCACACTGCCGATAACGGTGTCCGTATTGGTCGGCGCGCCATCCATCGTGAAGTACTGCGGGGCGTTGTCGAACCCGTGGCTGATCATGCTTATCGCTCCTCAAGCGTCACAACGCAGGTCGTGTCTGCGCTGTTCGTTACGGAAATGGCAGATGCAAGGGAAATACCCAGCACCCGCTTCAAAGAAAGTGCGTCTACCGAGCCGGTGAAGCCCGAGGTCGGTGCAATCGAAATGCCAATGCCATCGCTCTTCAACAGGAAGGTGTACGTGCCGTTGGCAGTGATGGTCATGTCAGTCATGCCCGTACCGCATTCGATCGTTACGCCGTTGCTGGCATTCACGCTCGATACGGTAATCGTGGCGATGTAGGGGGCGCCACTGACGTAGGTTCCCCCTACCATGTCGGCAGTCAGCACGGCGAGTGCCTGCACCGCGCCGCCCGTGTGCGTAGCCTTGCCACCAGAGATGGCCCAGTTTGTCCCCACCGTCCACCCCGTCGAGGCGTCGAGTAGGGGCTGCTGAATCAGTTCTGCCTGGCTGCTTCCGCTGCCAGCGAGCGCCACCTGATAGATGCCGTCATTGCCGGCATCCTCGCAGTTGGTAAGCGCCACCACGTCAGAGTCAGCGAAGGCTGTCGCCCAGTTGCTCGCGTCCAACGGCTGAATGACGCTGTACCCGTTGTCGCACTTGATGAGTTGCAGCGCTGAGTTAAGTGGGGGCATCCCGGCAGTAACATGCGCCCGATGAACCGTGCTCAAGCCCGAAAGCTGTGTGCCGATGCTCGTAATCGTGGCGTCCAACTGCGTGAGAAAACCCTGCATTGCCGTGTTGATTGTGCTCAACGACTGCTGCTCAAGGATCATGCTCGCTTCAAGGCGACCGAGATTGTCCGACTGTCGCACACACGAGTCAATCAGCCCGCGAATGTCGCGCAGGCGATTGCTACGTTCCGCGTGTGTAATCACAACAGCCATCAGTGATGCGTCCTCTCGGCTGAACGGCGCTCAATTTCCTGCACCTTCTCCACTGCCGTGAGTCGATTGCCGTGCTCTTCCGTCTTGTTAAACAAGGCTTCGGTGAGGCGCTCCAGCTTTCCCAGCCCAATGTCTAGCCTGTCAATCACCGTCTTGAAGCTGCCCCATGCTTTCGCCACCATCACAAGATGCGTCAGCAGCACTGCAAGTAATGACAGCACTGCAAGGATGATCCCGATCTGCTCCCCCGTCATGAGAAGCCCTTGCCTGGGCCGAGGGGCTTGCGGCCTTTTCTCGCCTGCACCACGCGCTCAATTACGGGCTCAAGTTTTGACAAGTCCTTAGCAATCTTCGGGGCGATCGCTGGCTTGTACCATGACTTGTTGGCGTCGATTTGTTTGGCGATACTTAGCGTTTCGTTCTTCGCTTCGCCCATCACCATGCGTGCTTGGTCTGGAAGCAGGTCGTAGCGACGAATGTCAGGCGACTCGCTGTTCTCCAGCTTCAAGGGGTGAACGCGCTCAGATGCCACCTTCGATACCGCCATCGTCACCACGAGGTCAATGCCCTTGCGAATGAGCCAGCGCTGCGTTGCGTACCATGCTGTGCCAGGGATTGCCGTGAGTCCTGCAACCAGTACAGGGATGAGTAGGGTGTCAAACAACTCGTTCATGCCGCGACTCCTGAGAACCACAACAGAAGCGCTTGCCACAGTCCAGCACCGCCATACTGAAACGCCAAAGCGAACAGCGCACGTGCCAGGTCGAATAGGATGTCTGCAATGTCCATTGTGTTCTCCATAGGTGCCGTGGTAGACCTGAAAACAGTTCAGGCCACCACGGCACGAGCAGGATCTCAACTACGCGGAGGGTTGAGTGATTTTGGTAGCGGGAATCGGACTTGAACCGATGGCCTGCGGATTATGAGTCCACTGCTCTGCCAACTGAGCTATCCCGCGAGATTCAACTATGTGCCGGGTAAGTCTCAGGGTTGCGTCCTGCTTCCCATCGAACGGGGCATGTAGCCCCTTGTCCCCGGCGTGGCTTTGCGCTACGCACTCGGCCTAACTTGCCGGACGGGTAGTCCCATCCCTAAGCAAGATTGGTGGCGGTGGTCGGGCTTGATACCGGCTCTGGCATTAGGAAAGGCTCCGATTCCTTTAACCCTGCCAGCCTACAAGTGGCTTTTTTTATCGCTAGCCGCCACTACGGGCGTGTCCGTCCACGCCGCACCGCCGAAGTCATTCAACTTGCAAAAATTACTTGCGAGTTCACTCGCCCTGAGCCGCAAGCCACGCCGCCGTCTGCGCTTCGCATTCCAGCGCAAACGACTCTTCCGAGCAGACCGCGTAGGTCGAGTAGAAGGCGACAGCGGCGCCATCAATCACAAACACCAGACCGCCCGTGCTCGTCGTATGAACCTCGTCGGCGCAAATTACCTTCACGCCCGTCGCGCCACCTTCGCCGTTGTGTTGCAGGATGAATTTCTTCAAGATCGTGCCCTTCCCTAGTTCGTAAAGTACGTCGTGGCGTGCAGGCGAAGGCCACGTTCAAGACAAAGTTGCACCTTCTCCGTCGCCTCACCCTTCGTGATCTTGCCGTTGCGATCCAGGTCCAAACCCGCGTTCTGAACGTAGCGTTTCGGGAAGCGCGCGTCGCGCTTGTCGAACAGCACGAAGTCCTCGGGCTTCCCTACCGCAGCAGGCCACAAGATCGCCATGTAGACATCGCTAAGGCTCTTCAACTTCCCACGACGAGGCCAGAAGTACGACTCCACAACCGACAACTGATCGACCGCAGACATCTTGCTCAAAGCCTCTGTGCTCGTCCCCAACGCCGCCGCCGTCTGAGGCATGAATTGAATCAGGCCCGTCGCACCACTCCCCGCAAAATTGCGAATCGAGGGCGAGAATCGTCCCCCCGTCTCGAATGCCATGCACGCCATCAGGTGACTCGCATCACAACCAAGCCGCGTCGCCATCAACAGCACGCGAGCACGAAATGCCTCGTCAACCTTGGCTCCCCATGCAAGAAGGCGCTGCTTGCTCATCACAGAACACCCTGGCTGGCAAGTGACGCCTCGATCGCGTTCATCCCAGACTCCGAAAAGTCCTCCAAAACGTCCTCGTCAGAGACATCCACAATCTGCTCGAAGCTCGCACTCACATCGCTCACCGTCGCCGAAATCTGCTTGCGGGAGAAGTTCTCAAACGCACGCGCTTTCAGCCCGTCAAGGGCATGCTCGCGTATCGTGTGCTCCACCAAGGTCTTCTGCTCGCGCTGCTCGACCTTCTGGAAACGGCGGTCAGGATGGTGCTCGAAAAGCAACTGCGTCACGCGCGTCAACGCCGACAGGGGAATGTCCTTCGCGTCCGCAAGGTGGTCCTTGATGCCCTTGATCGCCAAGCTGCGCGCTTCCGTCAGGGTGTTCACTTCGCTGCCAAGTCGAAGCGAAATCTCGGCCTTGAGATGCTCCACGTGCTCGGCTACCAGCGGGTGCGCAAGGATGGTTTCAATCTCCTTCTTCGGGCGCTTGAAGTACCCGGCAAGCGTCGCTACGTCCACCAGCGGAACCGTCCCCGCAAGGCTCGCTACCTCGCCCCACAGTGGCGGCAGGTCGAGGATGCTCGTGGCGTGCGATGTGTCGAGTGTCTTGGCCATGCCGGAATGGTAAACCCAACGTCGCGTCGATGTCAAGACGTTTGTCGCGAGGTACAAAAATTTGGAGGGGGTGGGATGTACTGAGGTGTGAGTGGCCGCGTCCCCCCTGCCCCCGGTCGCGGGTCGGGCGCGGGCGGGTGGCGAGGGCGCCGCAGTGGGTCGCGCCTTCGGTGGTCGTCGCAGGTGGGGTTGGTCATCGCTCCGAAGCGGGCGCAGGGTTGCCGGCGAACTGGCGCAGTGCTGGCCGTGGGCATCCTTCGGCCTTCGATGCTGGCCAGGGATGGGCGCTCGGGGCGCGTTTTGTGCGTCATTGGTAGCGGTTGGTCGTTTTGCCCAATGAATACGGGCTAGCTTGTTATCATCTGCTGATAATAGGCGTCTGTGAGGGGCTGCGCGGGGCTGACTGAGGGCGTCAGCGGTCCTTGATGGCGCGCCACAGGTCGAGCCATGGCACCGAAGCACCAAGGGCCACGCGGGCCGCGTCCACCTCGGCACGGTGGGCGGCGTAGTGTGCCTTCGCTGCCGGGGATTCGCTCAGGGCGCGCTGGTGCTCCAGCGGGACGCCGGTGTCCTCGGCGATGCGCCAGGGGTTCACACCTTCGGCCCAGAGTTCGATAGCTCGACGGGTGGCGGGTTCAGCGTCCTCGATGCTGCCGAGGGCACGCAGGGCATGCACGCGGCCCGGTACATGCCGGAGCCGGGTATGCGCCATCCTTCGACGCTCTTCCGCCGTGAGCGCCTCGTTGGTTGGGTTGATTCGTATGCGCGGTCTTGGCATGTGTTAATAATATCGCGTTATCAATATCAATTCAAGCCCTTCCTGACCCTCTCCGAGCGCCGTCGAGCGCTGGTCGCTGACGACCTCGGCGGGCGCGTAGCGTGGCCCGCAGGAGGGCGGCGGCGGCTCGCGCGATTACCCTAAACTACCCCATATACTCTTTCTTATATCTTTAGAATAAGAGTAAGAGGGTGGTTGACAGGTGGTTTTTGCGCGGGAGATTGTCGACAAAGTTGCGCGGAGATTGTCGCCAACGTTGCGCGCGCGGATTGTTGATTTTGTTGCACTTACGGCGCGTTTTGTGTCGCTGGCGTGTCGCTGGCGTGTCGCTTTCAAGTGGTTAGCGTGTCGCTGGCGTGTGGTTAGCAGGTGGTTTTTGCGCGCGAGATGACGCGGAGATGACGCGGAGATGGCGCGGAGATGACGCGCCTTTTTCGCGCGAGTAGTACGGAATGGGTTGCTACTCGTCGCCCTTCCAAGCCCAAACTTGGCCACCCTGGAGCAATGAGAGGGCGAAGAAAAGCACCCGCGCAACTTTATACGTTAAGTGTCTTGACAGGTACGCGTTATGCGGCTATAATGACACTAGAAACACGAGCCCCGCGCAGCATGCGACGCCACGCGGGGCAGCTCACCCAAACAAACTAGGAGATCGAGAGATGAGCAACGCAGATTCTACCAGAAACTACACCATCGAAGAAATCACGGACGCGGGACACGATGAGGATAACGCGGGGCGCGTGCGCGCGCTGTGCGCACACCTTGATTGCAGCCCTGACGCCCTGAGCGAAGGGTACAACAGCAAGACCTTTGTGCTGAATCGTCGCAAGGTCAAGCGCGGCACGTCGCCCGAGGAAGCGCGCAAGCTGGCAGCGTTCGTGCGGGAAACGCTGGGGAAGTTGGAATTCTTTGAACCTCACCCCGAGAGCAACGCACACAACAATCTCCCCGGGCGCACGTTCATGATTGCGGCGGAAGATTGGACGCGCGCAGAGATTAACAGAATCGGATACCACACCATAGAGCGAGTGGCGCGGGCACAGCAGCCGGAGGCAGTCAATCGCGGTATTCACGACTTCGTGAACGCGCTTTACTTCATTAGCGACGAAGCCAACAAATACAAGACCTCGACGCCCCATGAGGAAACTTTGTGCGAAGCGTTTGATGGTGGCGACATCACCGACCGCAGAACAACGGAATGGACCGACAGCGGCGAGTATATGGTCCTGGATGACGACGAAGCCGATCGCGCCTGGGATGATTCGCTCGAAAATTACCTCGACGACTGCGTAGAAGGCGCGGACGGGCCATACTTCGACCGTGAAGCCTGGAAGCGTGACGCGCGCAGCGACGGGCGCGGGCATAGCTTGAGTTCCTACGACGGCTGCGAAACCGAGCAGGAAGGCAAAGATACCGAAGGCGACATCATCACCTATTACATTTACCGCATCAACTAAGGGGCGCAGCATGAAACCGATCACCATGCGCGACATTTACACAGCGCCCACCCTTTACGGCTCCGGCATCCTGGCAGCGCGCGCCGGGGTGTCCTTGGATTTGGTGCAATTCCGCGACGGGATTACCGGCGAGGTTATGACACATGACCACCCGTTCATGCTGGAAGTTGCGGCAGGATACCAAAACGAACTAGAAAGGCTCGCAATATGAATCCCCACCTATACACAAACGAGGAGACATTGGCGCCTCATCTCATGCAATGGTTCACTCGTGGTGCTATGTGGTGCCGCGAGGGCGATGATTACGCCCCGCCCTTATCATTCCCTTCCGCCGCCGCCCGCGAAGCGTTTTATGATGGTTTTTCGCACGAGGATCGGTATGGATGCCCAACAGGTGAGGAGTTCGCAATATGAATCCCCACCTCTTCACCGACCTCGCCGCGAGCGAAGAATCCAGCGGCTTCCCCGACAACGCGCGCGCCTTGCGTGCAGTTCCCGCGATAGTGGAAGCGTTGCGCGCTGCTGTAGTGCATGTTGGCGCGTGGCAGTCAAACAAGGCGCACGATCCAGATGTATTCATGGCAGCAGCCCGAGCCGCCCTCGCGGCCATGGACGCCACCACAACAAATGGAGATGAGACGATGAAAGCCTACACTGTAACCCTTAGCGATGTCCGCCACACCACCCGCCCCGAGATTCACCGCGTCATAGAAGCGGACTGTGCAAGGGACGCACTCCGCGAGGCTGGAATGCCTTCCCACTTCACCACAAACGACGGGACCGCGTATACGTCCAGCGTTGCGCCATATTCGGTTTGGACCGTATCCCCGGCCACCACCGAGGAGCCCACCGAATGAGCACCTTATACAAGTTCAAGACGCCCGACATTCACGAGGAGAACGATCGCTTCTTGTTCGTTGAGGACCGGGGCGATCGCGTGCTGGTGGCAGACGCCTCGCCGATCTGGAATGACTGTATCCGCCCTGCTTTTGTGTATCTCAAATCAGACCTGGAGCCCGTACAATGAGCACAGACCGCCCGACATCGACCACGCGCAGCAAGGGATTACTCTCCCAGTTCCACCTAACCGAAGAGGAGCGCGCCATCCTGCGCCAATACGACCCGCTCAAGCGCGGCGTGATGAGCAACGGACTATGTGTCATCCTCGACGCGGTGAAGGCTCACGGCTTACCGACGAGTAAGAAACCCTAGATCGAAATCTATATCGTCCTCATCATATGAGGGCGCGCAAGCCACCGAGGGCGGCGATACTGGCAACAGGTCGCCGTCCTCTCTGTATGTGTCGCCGTCGAAGTCATTCGCCACCTGGATGCGCCGAGGGAGCGCTTCGGGCTCCTCGCGTTGTACCTGGCCGTTGACCACATCGAAGATACGCTGTGTGGCGCGGTCGAAGTGAAGAATTACCGGGTCGCCGTCGCTGGTCGTCGCGCCGTTGCGGTGCTTCTTGACGTGCAGCTTTAGCGTTGCCTCTTCGCGCGCGAGCATCAGCACGACATCGGCGTCTTGCTCCAGCGCACCAGACTCGCGCAGCATGGACATGCGCGGCGCGCCGTCGCCGTCCGCCTCGCGGGTTAACTGGGAGAGCACCAACACCGGGACGCCAAGCTCGCGCGCAATCCCTTTAATCTCCCTGCTTATGCCGGCGACGGCCACCTGTCGATTTTCCGCGCGCCGGTCGCCCTGCATGAGTTGCAAATAGTCGATCGCTATCAGGTCCAATCCCTGAGCAGCAGCACGGCGGGCGGCAGAGCGCAGCTCACTAACGCCCAGCACTGGAGAATCATCTATCAGCAGCTTTAAGACCGCGAGACGATCGCGCGCGGCCTCGATGACGGGGATGTAGTGCAACCCATTCCCGACCAGATCGCGCGCGGGTATCTGGCCCTCGGCGCAGATGAGGCGCCCCCCAAGACTTTCCTTGGACATCTCCAGCGAGAAAACGACACATCGTTTCTTGCTATGTGCAGCGTTGAGCAGGAAGTTGAGCATGACCGCCGTCTTGCCCACCGAGGGACGCGCGGCGAGGATGATGTAGTCCCCCGGCTGAAAGCCCCCCAGGATGGCGTCGAGGCGCTTGTAGCCTGTCGCGACTCCGGTGATGGTACTGTGGTGGCGCGCGCTCTCGATGAGGCGCGAGGCGGCATCGGCTGCGATGTGATCCATACCCCACAGCGAGGAGGAACTGGTGATGCGCGAGAGGCGCAGCATTTCACGCTCTGCATTGTCGAGCAGGGTTTCTGCCGGCATCTCCCCGGCGTAAGCCTGACTGACCAGGCGCGTGCCAGTCTGAATCACGTCGCGCAGGGTGGCACAGTCTCTTACTATCTGCGCATAGGATTCGACGTTGGCCGAGGTAGGGACGGCGCGCGTGAGTTCTGCGAGGTAGCTGGCGCCCCCTGCTGCGTCCAAGGTGCCTGCCTGCTGTAGTTGCCCGATCAGGATGACGGCATCACAGGGCTTGTTTGCCGCGTAGAGCGTGGCTATCGCGTTGTAGATGTGCTGGTGCGGCTCCAGGTAAAAGACATCGCCTCCCTTGTCACGCAAGACCTCGATTGCGGTGCTTACTGCGTCGGGGTTGAGCAGCATGGCGCCCAGGGTAGAGCGTTCAGCCTCGATGTTCTGCGGCGGCGTGCGGTCGAATTTCGGCGGTGATGCGCTCACTGCTTTCCCTTCAAATCGCTGTTAACGTTCAGCACGCGGTTCAACTCTGCCATCCGCCTATCCCGCTCGCACTTTGGGCAGTCCACCGGCTCGTGGACGTTGCGCGTTGGGT